CGCTGTGGTTAGAATTTCTAACTTGTGGACTTGCGCCCGCGCCCGAACTGTGCAATACTGGAGCCATCGGCGGCCGGGATGGGGCGCGGCTGCCGCCGGCGCTGGGGTGCGCTCTCTCCTGGCCGCGCCCCGCACACAGGTGAAACAATGGATGTGGATACCCTCGCACTTCTCGCTGGCGCTATCCTCTCGCTGGCATTCTCGTACATCCCAGGCCTAAATGCCCGCTTCGCCGGGCTGGCGTCCGAGTACAAGCGCCTGATTATGGCCGGTCTGCTGGCGCTCGTATCCCTGGCCGCGTTCGGCCAGGCCTGCGCCGGCGTCCAGCTCCTGCCGCTGGCCGCCACCTGCGACCAGGCCGGCGCGGTCGGCCTGCTGCGCGTGTTCGTCCTGGCCGTGGTCGCCAATCAAGGTGCGTTCGCCCTGACGCCGCAGCCGGCCGCTGTGGTCGCTGCCCGCGCCCGGTGACTGCTATCGAAGTGTTTCTACTCGTTGTTCTCGTGGTCGGCCTGTTGCTGATCGGCCGCGGCATAGGTGTCTGGTAAGAATGTTTTCTTACCAGTTGTCCGACGGTCGCACAATACGCCCCGGCTGGATTGTCATCGGCGTTGTGCTCGTCACCTCCGCCGCCACCGGCTTGATCGCCGACAGCCGCATCCAGGCCGTCGCCTTCTGTGTCGGCCTGATGCCTCTGTTGCTGTTCGTGCCGGTTATTCTGTTCGACGCCCACGCTCACCACGTCGAGCGCATGGCGCGCGCGTATGCCGCCTATGCTCCGCCTGCCGGCGCCAGCGACCCGGACGACCCGCCCGCCGACCTGGCCCGCGCCGCCGTGCTCGACCTGCTCACCCGCTGCCGCCAGCACAACGCCGCCCTGCCCGCCGCCGAACGCGATCCGCGCCGCATCTGGAGCTGGCGCTACCTGGATATCAGTGCCCGCCGCTGGATGGCCTGCGCCCACGCCCTGGCCGACGCCGGCGCTGTCCGCATCGAGGACGACGGCACTTACTGCGCGGCCGGCTGGACGGTGCCGGAGCTCTACCGCGCCGTATACGCCGGCGAGCTCGACCTGCCCCCCCTGCCCCGCGCCGCCATTGCTGACTGCTGGCACTATGCCGCGCCGGAACAGGCGGAACACGCCGCCGGGGCAGTGGGGTAGGGGGGTAGCGTGGCTGCCAAGCGCAAATCCACCGCGAAACCTGACAACACGCAGATTACACGCGACGAAAACGGACGCTGGCGCAAGGGCGGCCCGTCGCCCAACCCCGGCGGCCGTCCCAAGCAGAAGGCCAGCATCGCCTACTGGCTGAACGAGTTCGCCCGGATGACGGGCGCGGAAGCCGCCGCCGCCTGCGCCGTATATGCCGCCGAGTTCAAGAAGTCCAAAGGCCCGCTGCCGCTGGCCGCCATCATCGCCGCGCGCGCTCTGCTGGAGCTGATGAACGAGCCGTCGCCGGCGCTGTTCGGCCAGGTGCTCGACCGCATCGACGGCAAGGTGACGCAGCCTGTCGATGTGGCCATCTGGCAGGCCGAGATCGTCACGCTGCTGCGCGCCGGCCAGGTGACGCCGCAGCAGGTGCGCGCCGAGCTGGGCGACGACCTGGCCGCTGAACTGTTCGCGCTCGCGCCGGGGGTGGAGATTGCTGATGACGCAACTTAGCGCACTGGAAGTGTCCGAGCTGCGCATCTCACGGCCCGGCACGGCGAGGCGAGGCGGGGCACGGCGTGGCAGGGCGCGGCCGGGCGGGGCCGGGCTTGGCGCGGCGGGGCGGGGCCTGGCTGGGCCTGGCGGGGCCAGGCGCGGCACGGCTAGGCTCGGCCAGGCAGGGCCAGGCACGGCTTGGCGAGGCAAGGGTTTTAAGTGACGCTTCTCCAATCTCTCACACCGCACGCGCGCTACGCGCTGGCCGCCGCCCGCCTGCGCGCCGCCGCGACCGGCGCGGGCCGCGTGCCGCTGCCGACCACCCACCCCGGCCAGGACACGGTGCTGGCCAGCCCCGCCCGCTACCGCGTGCTCAACTGCGGCCGCCGCTGGCGCAAGTCGTCCACCGCGTTACACGCCTTGATCCGCGCCGCCGAGGACGCCCGCCGCCGCCTGCTGTGGTGGGTATGGCCGACCGGGCCGATGGGCCAGACGGGCTGGGATATGCTGCGCGCTGCCGTTGGCGGCCGCTGGCAGGTGTCCGAGAGCCGACGCCGCGTGATCGCCCCGACCGGCAGCGAGATATGGGTGAAGTCCGCCGACCACGAGGACAGCCTGCGCGGCGCCGGGCTGGACGGCCTGGTCATAGACGAGTGCCGCGACGTTGCCGCGCGCGCCTGGCGCGAGGTGCTGCGCCCGGCGCTGGCCGACCGCCAGGGCTGGGCTATGTTCCTCTCGACCCCGCGCGGCATCGACTGGTTCCACGACCTGTACCACGCCGCTGCCGACGCGCCAGACTGGGCTGCCTGGACGTTCCCGACGTGGACGAACCCGGACATTCCGCAGTCCGAGATCGACGCCGCCCGCGCCGACATGCCCGAGCGGCTGTTCCGCCAGGAGCTGGGCGCGGAGTTCATCCAGGACGCGGGCGCGGTGTTCCGCAACATCGAAGCCTGCTGCACGGTCGCCGCGCCGGCCGCGCCGGACGATCATAAGGACTGCCAGGTCGTGCTCGGCGTGGACTGGGGCAAGCGGAACGACTTCACTGTCATCACCGCCGCCTGCCGCCAGCATCGCGTCGTGGTGGACTGGGACAGGTTCAACCAGATCGACTACCATGTGCAGCGGCAGCGGCTGGCGCTCATGGCCGAACGCTGGCGCGCTATGCACATCCTGGTCGAGAGCAACAGCATCGGCGAGCCAAACCTGGAAGAGTTGCAGCGCGGCGGCGTGCCGGTGTCCGGCTTCGAGACGACCGCCACCAGCAAGCCGCCGCTGATCGAGAGTCTGGCGCTGGCGCTGGAGCGCGGCGAGTTGGCCGCGCCGGTCGAGTATGCCGGAGAATTGCGCGCCTACGAGATGCAGCGCAACGAGCACACCGGCCGCCCGCGCTACGGCGCGCCGGACGGGCAGCACGACGACCGGGTCATGTCGCTGGCGCTGGCGCTGAAGGCCGTGGACGAAGGCCGGCTGCAATTGTGGTGACAGGGCTAAACATGGACGCATGGGGCATCGGCATCTTCATCGCGGGGTTGGTCCTGTACTTCGTGCTGCGCCGGCGGGCGGTGTTCCTGTTCGCCAGCGGCGTGGGGGCGGGCATCGTCGTCGGCGCAGTCTGGGCGATGGCGATTGTCGAACGGGTGTTGAGCAGCCGTTAGGGCACGGCGCGGCGGGGAGTAGGCTATGAGCATATTCGACAGTCTCAAGCAGACCATCGCCCGCGCGCGCGGGAAGACGCTCTCGCGGCTGTGGCCCGCTTGGGAGACGACCGTACCCCAGTACCCGGCGCCGTCGCCCTACCAACTGGCGCGCACCGGTTACCGCTTTAATGAGCTGGTATTCTCCTGCATCAGCAAGCGCGCCGACGCCATCTCCGAAGCGACCCTGCGCATCTATGACGACAGTGACCGCGCCAGCCCCGAAGAGGTCGAAGACCACCCGCTGCGCGCGCTGATCGCGCACCCGAACGACGCGATGGGCGAGACAGAGTTCTGGTCGGCTACCGAGATATATGTGGACACCGCCGGTTTCGCCGTGTGGGAGTGCGAGGTCAACCGGCTGGGCGAGCCGCTCAAGTTGTGGCCGCTACGCCCCGATTGGTGCTAATTCCAGCGCGGCAACTACAAGCCGCTGGAATACGTCATCTACCGGCCGCCGGGCGAGCAGGAATCCTACATCCCCGCCGAGCGCTGTCTCATCCTGCAAGAATTCGATCCCCTCTTCCCGATGCTGAGGGGCTTGTCGCGCACCGCCGTGGCCCTGCGCGTCATCAGCGTGGACAACGCCAACACCGACTTTCTGAAGGTCTTCTTCCAGAACGGCGCTATTGTCAATGGCCTGCTGAAGACCGACCAGAACGTGGACGAGGCGAGCGCGCGCGCGCTGCGCCGCATGTGGATGGAACAGCACGGCGGCATCGGCAACTGGGGCGCGCCGGCCATCCTGGGCAAGGGCCTGGAGTATCAGCAGTTGCAAATGTCCATGCGCGACATGTCGTTCCCCGACCTGGACGCGCGCAGCGAGGCGCGCATCTGCTCGGTCTTCGATGTGCCGGCGATCATGGTCGGGGCCAAGATCGGACTCGACCGGGCGACCTACTCGAACTATAAAGAGGCGCGGCTGGCGTTTTATCAGGGGCCGGTCACATCTCGCTGGCGTTGGTACAGCAGCGAGATCACGCAGCAGTTGCTGCCGCTGTACGGCGGCAGCCAGGCCAAACTGGCGGCGCGCTTTGATACGGCCGACGTGGAGGCGCTGCAAGAGGATCGCACGGCGCGCTGGGCGCGGGCTATCGAGAGCGCGAAGGCGGGCTTGACGACGCGCGACGAGGCGCGCGAGGAGATGGGGCTAGACCCGGTGGACAACAAGCCGGTGTTCATCGCCGGGCCGGACGTGGGCGGGGAGCCGCAGCCGGCCCAGGCCCAGGGCGTCCCCGGCGGCGGGCAAATGGCGGGCGACCTGGCGGCGGGCAGTCCCCCGATCCGGCCGCGCGAGTTGGACACGCCGACCATAGCGCAGACGCAGAAAGCATTGAGAAATTGGCGCAAGCAGGCGGCAGACGCGATAGCGCATGGCGAACCGCCGCCGCTGCTGGTCGGTTATGAGCATATGCACGATGAGGTGCTGGCGGCCAAAACGCCGGATGAAATGCGCGCGGTTTTTGATCGCTATATGCCGCAGAGTGAATATGATGAGTTGATCGCCGCGCTGCGCGAGGCGGCGGCCGCAGTGAAAGGAGCCTGACATGACGCGACGCAAGACGGCAATGAAACCAGTGGACGACTCGCCGCCGCTTGAAACTCCGCCCACCGCGGAGATTGCGCCGCCGGCGGCGCCGGCGCAGGAACTGCGCTCGGAGCCCGACCATGCCGCTGCGCTCGCCGCAGCGCGTGTGGCGCTGAGCGCGGCCCTGCCCGCGCCGCACATGGCGAACGCGATGGTGGTGCCGGCGCACCTGCTGGACATCCTGCGCGCCGAGTTGAAGAAGTTGGAATGAATACTTGTCCATATTGCGGCTCGGATTTGCGCGACTGGCATGACAGCCGCAGGTGTGTATCATGCAGCGCGCCGTTTCCGGACATGCGCCAGGAACAACGCGGCGTGTTCTTGATGGATACGCCTCTGACGACGGCCAGTACTGTTGATTTTCGGTATTACCCGCCGCCGCCGTTTGAATTCTGGGAGC